ATGATGTGGTTAGAGTATGAGAAAGAGAAAAACGACTTAGAGAATAGAATTATGAAACAAAATAGCAATTAATGACAAATTTCTACGACATATTAGACAAGTTAAAAGAGGAGTTAAGACTAAGTCCATCGGTAAATACCGTAACTTTTGGCGATATAACAGAAATTGACCTTGACAAAACATCTATGTTCCCCTTATCTCACATTATAATGGATAGCGTACAGCATAGAGGTCAAACAATGATATTTAATATAAAAATACTATTTTCTGATGTAGTAGACTACAATAAAGATGTCACTGAGTTTGATGACTTTTACGGCAACAACAACCTACACGACATCTTCAATACACAGCTTCAGGTGGCAAACAACCTTATATCAAGGCTAAAGAGAGGTGATTTATTTGCTTCTAAGTACCAATTGGATGGAGAACCAACATTAGAGCCTTTTAAAGAGCGATTTAGTAACGAGTTGGCAGGATGGACTACAGATATATCTATAGTTGTTCCGAATACCTCAAGTATCTGTTAATATGTCAGATGTACATCTAAATAAAGCCTTGGCAGATGTTGGTAAATTAGTTACTGATAAACTAAAGTCGTTAGCTAAGGCTGATAAATTCTATGCATCGGGCAAGTTAGACACTTCGTTTAGATATGAGGTGTTGAAGAAGGAGCTTGTTCTTCATAGCGAGGAATACGCAAGGGCGTTGTCAGAAGGTGTAAAGCTACACCCTGAATACAATAAGCAAGGTCGTAAGTTCAGGGCAAGTATTATCAAATGGGCAAAGACAAGAGGTATGCGACCAAACGCCAAAAATTCTAAAGGTCAATACACTAAAATAAAGCAATACCATTGGAACTCAATGGCAATAGCAATTGGAAAGTCAATAAGACACAGGGGAATATCCGAAAGATTTGGATACAAAGGAAGTGGCTTTGTTGACAAGATGGAAGAGAGTTTAAAGCAACAAATGCTGACCATACTTATGGCAGGATACAAGAAAGACTTAATAGAACGAATAAAAAATAAAATATAATGGCATTAATACTAACAAGGAGTCCGTATTTTGTAAGTAAAGGTAATTTTGACAACGGTGCTTTGCTTTCCGTAACCATATCTAACAGAATTACAGATTCATCAGTTACGACACTAAAAACATATAACCTAAACTTCTTTTCTCAGCAGTATATTGATATTTCACCATTAATACGTGACTATTTAGATAATTTAGATGTATTGGTTGTTTCTACAACAGTATCAGGTGCTATAAATGAAGTTACTCAGTCAGATGTGTTGCTATCGCATATTGCAGTTGATGGGTATGCTAAATACGAGGAAGGATTTAATCCTGACCTATCAACAGAGCTGTCAAAAGATTCTTACTACGCAGGAAGCAATAAAACCATACATAGGCACGATGATAAGCCTTTGTCTATACCATTACTGTTGCCACTAATTGACGGAGCATCTGCAACTCCCGATACAAATGTAACAATAGCGTATTACAATGGTTCATCCTTAATTAACACTGTTAATACAAACTTTAGTGCCTTTACGGGAGGAAATGATGTGTGGAAAACTTCTAATAGGGTGAATTACATATCTGAGAGTGAGTTTGACTCGTTTGAGGAGAGAGTATTGGCAGATGGAGGTACTTTTGAGTATTCAAAAGCAGTAGATAAATTTAATGACGCTTATTCATTCTTTCCTGCAACTAAGGTGGTAATATCGGTTGATGAAGATGTAAGTAAAAGAGTAGAACTTACTATTGTACCCGTTTCAGAGTGCAAGTACGATGCTAAAAAGTTAAAGTTTATAAACAAGTACGGAGTCAAAGAGGATTTATGGTTCTTTAAAAAGTCTACCAACTCATTATCGACAAAAACGGAAACATACAGAGCTAATACGCTAAATTCATTTGCTTCAGGTGATTTAAGTAAGCACTCAATGAAGAGTTTTAACACTAATGGAAAGGAGTCTATGACTATCAATTCAGGGTTTGTTCCTGAGTCTTTTAGCGAAAACTTTAAGCAACTAATGCTATCCGAAAGAGTTTGGTTAGACACAGGTGCGGTAGATTTACCCATTACAATAAAAAGTAGTGACTTAGAGCTTAAAACTTCGGTAAATGAGAAGCTAATAAACTACACTATAAATATAGAATTTGCATTCGACACAATAAACAACATAAATTAATGAAATTAATCACAAGCGTACATATAGACACTGTTTCTGATTTAAAAGACGAGCCTGTATATGAGAGGTTGGAGCTTTTTGATTTTGAGACGATAGAGCTTACCTCATCTATGCAAGATGTTAGGGATATTGGCTCTGTGTTCACGGATTTCTCTCAGCAGTTTACAATTCCTGCAAGTCAGGTTAATAACAGGATTTTAAACCACTTTTACAATATGTCAATCACAAATGGATTTGACGCAAGGGTAAAAAGGAATGGATTTATTTCCTTAAACGGAGTTAAGTTCAGACAAGGGTATATAAGGCTATCTGAGGCTACTTTAAGGAACGGAAAGCCTTTCTCTTATAGTATTACCTTCTTTGGAGCAATAGTGACCTTAAAAGACCTATTTGGAGTTAGTGAGATAAAAGATTTAGTTACGCTTTCTAAATACAACCACGATTACACGATAAATAATGTGTACAATGGCTTTAGAGTAGGTTTATCCCCAAATTCAAGTGGTGTAATGCAACAGTCTACTCTTAGAGATATTGTTTACCCATCAATATCCGTAGAAAATAAGTGGTTTTATGACACTTCAGGTGTTGCAGGTCAAGAAAGTGATTATAACCAAGGTCTTCAGAAGAATTTATGGTCACAAGGCACTTCGTCAGCAACAGGAATAGGCTATGAAGAACTAAAACCCGCACTAAAGATTAAGAGAATACTTGAAGCAATCGAAGAGTCTTACGCAAGTATAACTTTCTCTGACGACTTCTTTTCTGACGTTGATTTTAACAATTTGTATATGCTTTTGCACAACAAGAAAGGAGGACTTACTAATAGTACTTCAGGTGCAGGGAGTGAGAGGGTATTTTGGCTATCGACAGGTCCTCAAGGTGACTACACTCAGATACCTTCAGATGGTACTGATGTATTACCCGTAACAACAAACACTACGCAAAAAGGAAGCTACAGTAGCTTAGAGAGAAACGCTCAAATAACTACTCAAATAACAGCAAATAGTGTAACGGGTGGTGGTGACTATACAGTAGAGGTATTAGACGCAGATAACAACGTAAGAGACAGTCGTTCTTTTAACGGAACGGGAACTAACTCTTTTTCATTTATTTTGTCAAGTACTCAGGAGAAAGTTTGGATATTAAGAACAAGAATAAAGTCAGAGGGAGAATTACTGACATTTACGTTAAAGACTTTTGTGCAAATAACGCAAGAGGATGTTCAGGAGAACCAGTTTGGGGAAGAAGTGCTTGTAACTAACTTTGAGAACGCTGAATTTCAGACAAAGCAAGGAACAATGCAAGAAGAGGTTATCATATACAATCAGTTGCCTAAAATAACTATAATAGACCTATTGAAAGGGTTGTTTAATATGTTTAATCTAACAGCTTCTGTAGAAGATGGTATAATTGTAGTAAAGACACTAAATCAATTCTATTTTGATGGTGCAGACTTAGATTTGTCAGATGAATTGGACTTAGCAGAAACCACAGTTAAGAGGTCAGAGCTTTACAGTAATATAGACTTTAAGTACTCAGAACCTAAGACTTTTGGTATAATAAACCAAAACGAAGTAGCTCAAGACAACTTTGGTAACCTTCAATTTCAGGCTACGACCAACGGAAAGAACGGTAATTTAGTATTTGACGGTGGAAAGTACGAGATAAAGCTACCATTTGAGAGAGTGTTCTTTGAAAGGTTAGATGATGAGGCTGACCTGTCCTACACGCCCTTCTCTAACGGTTGGTTAGCAGACGAAGACGAATCCCCTACCGCAACTAAGCCTGTTTTATTCTTTAATATATCCACACCCGTAAATACAAGTAATTTTCAGATTGGATTCAAGACACAAACATCAGCTATAAACCAATACAATAGAGCAAGTAATTCAACAGCTAATAATAGCAAATCACTTAGTTTTGGTGAGGAAATTGATGAATTTACGGGTCTAAGCGTAGACAAGAGTTTGTTTAACCTATTTTATAGAGATTATGTATCAAATCTGTTTAAGATAACATCAAGGCTTGTAACATTTAACGCAATATTAAAGCTAAAGACTCTTTTATCTTACAAGATGAACGATAGGATTACGATTAATGGTATGGACTACAGAATCAACACTATAAAGACCAACCTAACGAGTGGTAAGACTTCTATGGAGCTTCTTACTGACTTCTCAATCACAAGTGCAATACTATCAAGTGATGTTACAGACCCTTCTGTGCCTACGGATTTAGCAGTAGACTCGGCTCAAGGTAATAGCTTAAATATTAGTTGGACTCACGCTACAGACAACGTGAATGTGACGGGATATAAGGTGTTTTTAAACAACGTGCTTAAAACAACTACGGGATATGTAGATTCCTTGTTAATTACAGGTCTTGTAGGCTCTACAACCTACTCAATAACCATATCAGCAATAGATGCAGCAGGTAATGAGTCAGCTAAATCTACTGCGGTAAATGGAACAACTACATCAAGTGCAGATACGTCACCACCTGAAGAAATAGATGACTTAACATTAAATCAAAACGAGATAAATGACGATGGATTTAGGATTAATTGGACAGAGCCGTTCGATAACGTAGGTGTTACAGGATATGACATATTCTTGAATCAATCATTCTACCAATCAATAGGAGCTGTAAGCACATTCTTGTTTGAAGGGTTAGATGGAGGAACACAATATACAGTAGCAATGGTTGCAAAAGATGCAGCAGGGAATGAAAGTGGAATTTCTAATATAATAAACGCAACAACAGACCAATAATGATAAAAGATATTTTAGAGCTACTAAATAGTAGTGATTGGATGATAGGAGACAAGGATATTGATATAGCCAAGGGAATTAACAAGATTCCTGAGTCTTACAGTGAGTTAAAAGATAATATTAAGCGTAAAAAAATAGCAAAAAATGGCAAGTAATCCAGACGTTATACTTCTAAAGATTAAATTAGACGAAACAAGATTAGGTGTAAAAATAGAGAAGCTAAATGCAGACATAAAGAAATTAGATGCTACCCATAGTAATTACACGACTAAAGTTGAAGAATTAGCTTATCAAGAAGCGAGGCTGAACGAAGTGCAACAAAAAAGAGTAGCACATACCGCTAAAATTTCTAAATCTAATGAAGACTTATCTAAAAGTATAACCCCTTTAAATAAAAAACTACAAGGCACTGAAAAATCTTCAGGTGCTGCTGCTACGTCTGTGCTTGAACTTGGTCGTGTTGTGTCTGATGCACCTTATGGTATTAGAGGTATGGCAAACAACGTTTCTCAATTAGCCTCTAATATGCTTTTTGGTGCACAACAAATAGATAAAACCACAGGCAAGGCTGTTGGGTTTTCAAGCATAATAAAATCAATGGGAAAAGTATTTATTGGACCTCTTGGTATATTGTTTGCAATACAGGCTGTAATAGCTGCGTTTGACTTCTTTTATGGAGGAATGAAAAAGGCAGAAAACGCGTCAAAAGAATTATCTCAAGAATCTCAAAAGACAGTTGGTACGTTTATGAGGTTAAATGATATACTTCAAGACAACAGAAACTCCTTAGAAGACAAAAAAGAAGCATTAAGAATACTTAAAAAAGAGTATCCTGAAGCTATTGAGCTTATAGATACTTATTCTAAAGGAATAGATGGAGGTAACGTAAATATATTAAAAGCTATAGAGTTAGAAAAAGAATACACCAAGATACTTATAAGTGCTGCTAAAGAAAGAGCTGCTGTAAAGAAGATAGAAGAAGAGGCAGGTGAATTAGTTGAGTTAGCAGACAAAAGAGAAGTTGAACTAAGGCAGACTAAGAAGTTTTTATTAGATAAAGCTATTCTAATGGAGAAAAGCGATAGAGATGCCATAGAGAATTCCGTAAAAGTTATGGAATCTCAATTTGATTTAACTAAGACCCTTGGGGAACAGTCAAAAGCCTTTACAGATTCATTTTTGATTTTAAGTAAATATCAATCAAATTTAGGTATTGGTAGAGTTGCTGTAGATGATTTTACCAATAGCTTGTTTAAGAACAGGGAGGAGATGGTGGAGTCTAGCGATAAGATTGAACGATTGTCAGATGTGTCAAAGGGTTTATTTAAGGATTCAGGTAAAGAGTTTAAGAAACTAACAAAAGAGCTTGAGAAGTTAAGTATATCCGAGTTGCAACACAGGGTAAATATAAACAAAGCTATAATAAACAACGAAAGTACAACTAAAGATGAGAAATTAAGATTAACTAAGGAGGCTTATCAATTATCGTTAAGTATTTTAAGAAAAGAGAAAGAATTTAGGAACAAGGACTTAACAGATAGTGAGTTAGATAATGCAAAAAGAAAAAATAGTTTAATAAAATTTAATGATGAACACATAGTACTGCAAGTAAAACTACGTAAGGATTTAAAGAAGATATTACAAGAAGGAGACAGGGATAGGGTGGATTTACTTGGACTCAAAGCGGTACAAATAGGTGAAGAAGCTAAGAAGGCTGAAAAGGTACTACAAGCTGTGTTAAGTGCTATGCAGATAGACAAGTTAAAGGTAAATCCATTAGACCTTAACTCGTTTTTAAGGATAGATACAACACTAAGTCCTGAGGCACAAGCCGCAATAAAAGCCTACAATAGAGCTATTGCAGACCGAATGATTAAAGAGTCTCAGACTGAAGATATGCTTGTTTTGATAGATTCGTACAAGCAACTTATGACAGGTGTAACTCAATTTATTGACGGTGAGTACGATAGACAGCTTGTTATAGAGGAAAACAAAACTAATGCAATGAATGAGGAGCTTAACAATAGGCTCTTGAACGAGAATGTATCTAAAGAAACAAGAAAAGACATACAGAATCAAATTTGGCAAAATGACGAGAAACTAAGAAAAAAGCAACAAGAGATTGAAAAGAAAAAGTTTATGCAACAAAAAGCATTCAATATAGCTTCCGCAACTATGGATACTTTTGCAGCAGGTGCAGCAGTCTTAAAAGACACAGATGGAGGTACTTTAGCAAGAATAGCAGGTATGATAGCAGTTGTAGGTAGTGGTTTAGCTCAAGTAGCATCCATAGCAAGAACTAAGTTCCAATCTTCCTCGGCAGCTACACCTATAAACACAGCTTCAGGCGGTGGTGGTAGTGGAGGTGGTGCTGACAGAGAGTTTAACTTTAACTTAGTTGGCAACACGCAAGGAAATCAGTTAGTAGATGCGATACAAGGTCAATTTAAAACGCCAATTAAGGCATTTGTTGTGTCTAAGGACATTACAACACAGCAAGAACTTGACACCAACATAAAAGGGTCAGCAACATTTTAAAATACAACAATAATAATAATTTTAGTTATAATAATATGAAGAAATTAGATACAGTAGAGCTATTTATTGACGAGTCTAAGGAATTAGACGGTATAGAAGCTATAAGTTTAGTAGAGTTTCCTGCTATCGAAGAAAATTGGGTAGCACTTAACCAACATAAAGTAGAGTTTAAGACTATTGATGTTGAGAAGAGAATTGTTGTAGGATTGGCATTAGTTCCTGACAAAAAGATATACAGAAAAAGCGGAGACTACGAATACAACATAGTGTTCTCAAAGGACACTGTATGCAAGGCTTCAGAGCTGTATCTAAAGAAACTAAAGACAAATAACACAACCTTAGAACATCAAACATTAACAAGTGGTGTTTCTGTAATAGAATCTTGGATAGTAGAAGACTCTGCAATGGATAAAAGCAACCTATACAGTTTAAATGCTCCTACGGGTTCTTGGGCAGTTATAATGAAGATATACAACGATAACGTATGGGAAGATGTTAAGGCAGGTAAGTACTTAGGCTTCTCTATAGAGGGTATGTTTAGCGATAGTGTTCAAGAAATGAGTTCTGAAACGGAAGCAGAGCTTATAATTAAAGAAATTGAAAAAGCATTCGAGGATGAGAGCGAAATACTGTAAATGCCAAAACACATACACAATAGATAATTGTGACGACAAGAGATGTAAGCAACCTGAATATTGGAAGCAAGGAATAGGTAGTATTCACAAACAAGAAGAAGAGGATTAAATGGGATTTAAAAAGAACACATCTTTTGAAGTAAGACCTGACAAGCACACGCCTGAAGAAATATTGTTGTTAATTCCTGAAGAGGGAGTAATTATATACGATAGATTTCTCAAGGTGACTAAGATGTGGAACGGAAGTATGTGGGAAACTTTAAGTTCAAACTCTACAACCGTATCTCAGAAGTCTGCTAATTACGCATCATTGACTGCAGGAACAATAGTAGGTCAGATTGCATATGTAAATGCTTCATCAGGAACACCTTGGCTACCCTACAGCTACGGAGGTACTTATTATCCCGCAGGATGGTATTTGTGGAACGGAACGATATGGGTAAGTGACAGAAACAACGTCTCAGAGCAACTACAACTGAATGTTGAAGGATTAGGAAGTAAAGTAGATAAAGTCGCAGGAGATAGGCTAATATCGGCTTCAGAGATAGCTCAGTTAGAAAGTAAGCTGTTTAATATATCTATAAACTTTCAGGAGGTTGAGCCTTTTAATTATACACCGAGAGTTGCGTTTAAAATAAACTCAATTACAAATCCCGATAGCCTTACTGTAACAATTACGGTAAATGGCAATCCTTATTCATTGGGGGTTAGCATTGCTCAATACGCAAGTGTTGTAGTAGTTGTTAGTGGCATTGGATTTATTAACCTAAATAGTGAAGAGATTTGATAAATAATAAAGACCAATATTTTAACGTAAAGTCTTCAGGAGGAGGAGGCGGTGATGGAGGTACTGCTTTCAATGACGGTTACGAGGTCAAGTTAATTATAGCAGATAGCAATAACCCTCCATTAGATAACGCAACATTAGATATAGATTATGAGATAGACGACCAAATAAACAATCAGACCGAGACAGTTGAATTAGCCTTTCCTTCGGGAGTTTACGGTGATGCTTCAGCACCTCCTTTAGACACAAGAGGATTTTTAATTAGTGTATGGTTATCAGGTAGTACGAGTAGTGTTGGTGAAGTGGATAACCCATCAAACGCAAACGGACAAGATGATAGTTCTTCTGCGTTACTATCGACAAATGCATTAGGAAGCAATACAGAGCAGTTAGATTCTGAGATAGGCTCTAACATAGGCTCTATATCCTTTACAACTGCAACTTATAGGGGTTGGTTTGTTTCTATAACGCCATTAGCTACAGGAACAGCTACTTTGATAGCACACTCTTCTGACAACTCTTTCTCAGACATAGTTATGTACACCGTGAGCGAAACAAATGGTGGAGACAACTACTCTGATGGTAGTTTTACTTTTGACTTGTTTGCGTCAGGAGTAGACACATTATCTAAAATACAATCACTACAGATTTACCACAGAACGGTAGACGCAGTAGCAGGAGTTACCCCCGCAACATTAAACGTTGATGCGGGTAGCTTAGAACTAAACTTAATATTATAAAATGGGAAAAACAGAGACTGCAACAGAAATAGTTTACGTAGGTGACGGATTTACGATTACGGTAAAAAAGGATAGTGAATTCTTAGATGTACACCAAAGAACGAACTTAAACTCAATATTTAGTAAGGGAGGAAGTCCTCAAACTTGGCAAGAATTGGCGAATTATTTAGACACAAAAATATAAGATATGGGTAAATTAAAAGTAAATGAGAGTGCAGGTGGTCAGATGGGTCATTGGAAATTAGATGTCTACAAAGGAGATGTTCAAAGTAAAGAAACGTACTTAGAAACTATCGAGGGATATAACCTTATAACAACGGTAGGTAAAGAGTTTATTTTAGATAGATTAGTGAGTAACTCAAGGTCCGTATTAAGTCGTATAGGAGTAGGTACAAGCGGAACTTCTGCTAACGTAGCTAACACATCTTTGTCTTCTTCCTACTTTAAAGCATATGACTCATCACCTACGAGGATTGGCAGAACACTAACCTTTATAACAACATTCGGAACTTCTGACGCAAACCTTAATTGGCAAGAGTTAGGTATGGATAACGGAACTACATTGTTAAACAGAATTGCTCCAATAGGACCTTTCAACAAAACAAGTGCAGTATCAATAGTAGTAACGGTTACGGTGACACAGAACTAACCAAAACCGAACAACAATAATCAAATTAGTTATATTAACAAGTAAATATAGATTTATGAAAGCAAGTGAAATAGTGAATGGCATCAAGGACTTATTAAAGCTATCCAAACAAGAAGCGGAGAAGGTTGAGGTAGTAGAAGATGTTAAAGTAGAATTAGCGGAGGATGATAATAAGCCAAAGGAAGAGCCAAAGGCAGAAGCAAAACCCGAAGAGAAGAAAGAAGAAGTTGCCGAAGTAGTTGCAGCAGCGTTTGCAACACAACAGGAGTTGTCTCAAGTTAAGATGGAGTTATTAGAAATGATAAAGTCTATTATCGAGGACAAAACATCTGTAGGTGACAAAGAAGTACCACAAGAGCTATCTACTCAGATTGAGTTAGAGAAACCTAAAGAAATTGTACACTCACCTGAAGCGGAAGTGGATAAAAAGAAAGTAGTATTGTTTGAGAACAAAAGACCTGCTACTATTCAAGACAGAATTAATCAAATGTTATTTAATAATTAAATTTAAAGAAAAATGGCTACTACAACAAGTATTACGACTACCTATGCAGGTGAAGCAGCAGGGAAATATATCTCAGCAGCTTTACTAAGTGGAAACACAATGGCAAACGGTGGATTAACAATCAGACCGAACGTGAAGTTCAAGGAGGTTGTTAAGAGATTAGAATTGGATGGAATCGTAAAGGATGGAACGTGTGATTTTGACGACACATCAACACTAACGATTACAGAGAGAATTTTACAACCTGAAGAGTTCCAAGTGAACTTAGAGATGTGTAAGAAGGACTTTCGTTCTGATTGGGAGGCTATCCAAATGGGATATTCTGCACACGACAATTTAGCACCTAATTTCCAAAGCTACTTAATTTCTCACGTTGCTGCTAAAGTAGCACAGAGAACTGAGCAAGTAATTTGGGGTGGTGTAAACGGAAATGCAGGTGAATTTGATGGGTTTGGAACTTTATTGGCAGCAGATGCTGATTTACCACAAGCAAACGAAGTTGACGGAACAACAGTTACAGCAGAAAACGTTGTTGATGAGTTAGGTAAAATTGTAGACGCAATGCCTTCAACTCTTTACGGAAGAGAAGATTTCTGCATCTATATTTCACAAAACATCTTTAGAGCATACAAGCGTTCATTAGGAGGTTTTGGAGCGAACGGAGTTGGAGCAAGTGGTGTAAATAGTCAAGGAAATAACCAAGATGTTAATATTGTTTACTTTGACGGTGTTAAATTGTTTATGGCAAACGGATTAGGAGCTAACCAAGCAATTGCAACGACTAAGGATAACTTACACTTTGGTACAGGGATTTTAGCAGACCACAACGAAGTTAAGGTGTTAGATATGGCAGACTTAGATGGTTCTCAGAATGTAAGAGTAATTATGAGATATACAGCGGGAGTTCAGTATGGTGTTGTTGAAGACATTGTAACTTACGGAATTACGAATACAGCTAACGATTAACATTAGCTTTTAACATAAGATTAAGGGTAGGTAGATTCTACTTACCCTTTTTTATTAACAATAATTAAATACATATATAAAATGGCGTGTGATATAACGAGAGGTCGATTAGAGCCTTGTAAAGAAAGCGTAGGTGGGTTAAATGCTGTCTACTTTGTAAATTACGGAGACTTAACTCCTGAAGTAGAAGAGGATGGGGAATTAAGCAACGTAGGTTCTGATGTCTCTTTATTTAAGTTTGATTTAAGAGGTACATCATCTTATTCTGAAACCATCAATTCAAGTAGAGAAAATGGTACTACTTTTTACGAGCAAGTATTAGAACTTACTCTAAATAAACTAACCAAAGAAGACCACAAGACTATTAAGGTTTTGGCAGCAGGAAGACCGCATATTGTAATAGAAGACAATAACGGGAATCTATTTATGTCAGGGTTAGAGTTTGGTGCGGACTTAACAGGTGGTACGATAGTAACAGGTGGAGCTATGGGAGACAATAGTGGGTACACTTTGAGCTTTACAGGTATGGAAAAATCACCTGCAAACTTCTTAGAAGCAGGTGTGAGTGTTGCAGCGACATTAACCGCAGTAGGATTTGCAAGTCCAACAGTAGGAGCATAACTACAAGTAAATTAACTAAATAGACCTCATCTTAATCGGTGGGGTTTTTTTATTAAAACAAAAATTGCAATTTGTGGTTATATTAGTATGATTATAATGAAGCCAATATCAACTCCCCAAACTATCTCGATTATCCCAAGGGATTCAAGCATAGCATCCGCAACGCTATTCCTTAAAAGAGATGGTGATGGAGCTGATTTGACACAAGTAATATCATTGTCAGACGCAGGAAACTATAAGGAAGTTACATTTTCTTCAACCATACTAAAAGAAGGATACACTTACTTTTTAGAGATTTCAGATGGAACGGACTTAATCTACAGAGACAAGGTGTTCGTAACAGCTAAAGACAACTTCAATATTAAACATAAAATACTTTCAGATAGCTTTACTCAATATAATGAAGTTGATGATAACACATATAAAATATAATGGCAAAAAAGGAAAAAGTATATAAGGATAGCATAAGGGTTGTTAATTTAGCAACCTATGACGCACCTGTCATAAAAGAGGAACACAATAAGGATTGGGTATCTTTTGGTCAGAACAACGACTACTTCGACAGATTAATTGACAGGTACTTAGACAGTCCAACAAACTCAAGGTGTATTAACGGTATTATAGATATGGTGTACGGAAGAGGCTTAGAGTCTACAAATTCAAGTATATTTCCAAGTCATTACGTTAAGATGCGTAAGCTGATGCGACCAAAAGAAATTAAGAGACTTATAAACGATTACTACCTCTTAGGTCAAGGAGCTTTGCAAGTAAGCTACTCTAAAGACAAGAAGACTATCTTAAAGGTGTCTCACTTCCCTATGGAAACATTAAGGGCAGAGAAGGCTGTTAAAGGAATAATCAAGGCATACTACTACCATCCTAAGTGGGTAGATTTAAAAACAAGTGACGAGCCAAAAAGAATACCTACTTTTGGTAACGGAGGTGACAAGGAGTTGAATGAGATTTACGTATTTAAACCATACAGAAGTGGATTCTATTACTACGCTACTACGGCATACCAAGCGTGTTTACAATATGCAAAATTAGAGTCAGAAGTATCTAATTACCACATATCTAACATTGAGAATGGTTTAGCACCATCTTTATTTATAAACTTTAATAATGGTATTCCTGACTCGACTGTTCAGCAGTCAATAGAGAATAAAATTAATAAGAAATTTAGCGGAACATCTCAAAGTGGTAAGGCTATTATAGCATTTAACGACAGTGCAGAAACAAAAGCAGATATAACACCTATACACCTACCTGACGCTCACGCACAATATCAATTCCTTTCTGACGAAGCTACAGCTAAGATTATGTTAGGACACGGCATAGTATCACCAATTTTATTAGGTATTAAAGATAACACAGGATTTGGAAACAATGCGGAAGAATTAAGAACTGCATCTGTATTGATGGATAACGTTATTATCAGACCATTACAAGACGGAATATTATACGGTTTAGAGGAGCTGTTAGAGTTTAATGATATTCACCAAAACCTATACTTCAAGACATTACAGCCTATTGAATTTACAGAGTTGGATAATGTATCTACACAAGTAAAAAGAGAAGAGGAAACGGGAGAGAAGTTATCAGCTATGTATATGGATGATTTTGCTGACGAAGACGGTGATGATATGATTAGTCAATTAGAAGGCTTAGGAGAGGTTCTTAGCGATGATTGGAGTATGATACATAGTGAAGTATATAACGAAGGAAAAGAAGAGCTTAAAATGTCTGATTTAGCGTCAGAGAAAAAAGACAATTGGTTTAAGCAGTTGCTTTCATTAGCTAACCCTAAGAAGAAATCTACTGAAGATAGTGATGTATATAAGATTCGCTATGCATATATGCCTGAGAGAAAGTCACCAATGAGCAGAAACTTCTGTAAAAGTATGGAGGCATTGACTTCTAAGAAATTGGTATTTAGGAAAGAAGACATTAATATGATGTCCTTTAGAGGAATTAACAAGGAGCTTGGTCACAAGAAGAGAGCATATAGTTTGTTAAAGTTTAAAGGAGGTAAGAATTGCCACCACTATTGGGAACTGAGGGTATATCGCAAGAACGGCTCTACAATAAGTCCTGATGCTGCATACGAAAAAGGACTAAAAAAACCAAACAATCCGTCAGAAATTGACGAAAAGATGATTGACAGAGCAGACAAAGGAGCTTATCCATCTACTAAAATATAACAAATGAAGGCATTATTTATATCAGTTAAAGATTTAAAGGACAAGTCTATTATAGACGGAGGAACAGACGCAGACAAGTTGATACACTTTATTGAGGTGGCACAAGATATGCATATCCAAAACTACTTAGGCGGTAAGCTATACGACAAGATGCAGGAATTAGTGCTTTCAGACGACATTGACACTGCACAGTATTCAGACTACAAGTCTCTTAGAGATGATTACTTGAAGCCTATGTTAGTTTGGTATAGTCAAATGGAATACTTGCCTTTTGCAATGTTTAAGATTAACAACGGAGGAGTATCTAAGCATACGAGCGAGGATAGTGCAGGTGTTGATTTTAGGGATATAGACAGAATGCAAAGTAAGATTACGGGTAGAGCTGAGTTTTATACAAACAGATTTATTGACTACATCTGTGACAACAACAACAAGTTTCCTGAGTATAACGCTAACCAAAATGGTGATATGTATCCTGACAAAGATTCAGACACCTTCTCAAGTTTTGTATTGTAATGGAGGAATCTAAGAAAAGAGGTAGCTACAAAATTAAGGAAACTAATAGAATTAAGTTAATGTCATTCTATAAGAAGGTCAATGACGGAAAGTTAGATAAGTTAGGTAAAAATAAAGAGGAAAAATAATGGGAAACAATATAAATTGGGGTAGCATATATAAGAAGACCAACTTTGGTAAAGGTGTGACAAACGCCACTAATGGTTGGGGAAGTATTTATGCAAACTTAGTTAGCAGTATTTCAGGAATATTATCTTCACTAAAGTCTGTAGGAACTTATTACGAGAACGAAGAAGCTACAGAAGAAACTCTTAATAGTCTTGAGAAGTGTAAAATATTAGAGAAAGCAACTATCCTTATTACTCCAACATCATATAGTGATGGTATTTTACACGCTGCTAAACCTACAAATGGATTAGGAGTTGAAGAAGTTGTAAATGGGGATTTTGCAACTGATAGTGATTGGAATAAGGGAAGTGGTTGGGGTATTTCAGGGGGTTCTGCTAATTGTAGCGGAGCTCAATCCTCATTTTCTGAACTTAAACAGTTTTCTAATTTAGTTGTAGGTAATACGTATAGACTTAAAGCAAACATATCCGTAACACAAGGAAATGTGGAAATTAAAGGAAATGCAGGATATTCTACTGCTATTAATTCTAGCACTTTTGTTGATATTATAATTGTTGCTAATCTTAGTTCTTTAAGATTTTTAGCTTACAGTAACTTTATAGGTTCTATCGACAACGTATCAGTAAAAGAAGTTATATCAGCAGACTTAGACCTTGTAAGAGGAAGTGCTGCAACGAGAACAAACGCTAATGGTAATGTTGATAGTATTGATAAATTAGGAGTTGAGGAGATTGTAAACGGAGATTTTGCAACGGATAGCGATTGGGATAAAGGTACAGGATGGAGTATCTCAAATGGTTATGCAAGTTGTAATGGGGAGGATTCTTCTGCAATTAAACAAGAGGTATCAGATTTAACAATAGGAAAAACCTATAAAATAATATTTAATATTTTAAACTATACTTCAGGAAGTATTAAAGCCTATCTACCTTTTGGTCAACCTAATTTAGGTGATTTTTCAAGTAACGGAACTTACACATTAGTTACTACAATCTCTTCAAGTTCGCAAAAAGAGATTTATTTTAGATCAAATCTATTCATTGGCTCAATAGACAACGTATCAGTAAAAGAAGTAATAGACGTTACCAACATTCCAAGAATAGACTACACAGGCGGTGTTGGGCATATACTATTAGAGGGTCAGGCTACACAACTTTATGAGAATACAGAAACTTTAGGCACACAAGATAACACAACAACTGCACAAGATTATAGTGTTTCATTCTACGGAACAGGAACAGTTACTTTAAGCGGTGCATATACAGGTACGTTGGCTGGAATAGGAGTAAATGAAAGAGTAAGTTTAAAATTCACTTCAACTGCTGCAACGCTAACAAGCACAGTTTCAGGAACAGTGACAAAAGGACAATTAGAAGTAGGAGATGTAAGTTCATATATTCCGAACACAACAGGCACTGCTACAAGACTTGCAGAAACTTTAAGTAGGGGTGGTTTATCGGGGTTGATTAATAGTGAAGCGGGGGTTTTGTATGTGAACTTCTCTGCATTAAATGACGATTTATCACAAAGATATATTACTTTAAATGATGGGTCTGATTCTAATTATATCGTTATTAGGTTTTATAATATTTCAAACAAAATATCAGCTTTTCTTTACAATTCCGAAGGAGTACAAGGAAGTACAAGCTATGTTGTTGATGATATTAAAACATTTAATGAAGTTGCTTTTTATTGGAAACTTAATGAGTTTAGGCTTTTTGTAAATGGCTTTCAAAGAGGTTCTACAATCTTAACAGGTAGTGTTTTTGGAAACAACAAGTTAAATAAAATAAGTTTTGATAATGGGGTAGGTGGGCGTGATTTCTTTGGAAAGCTTACAACTTTAGCAGTATTCCCTGAGCTAACAGATACAGAGTTACAATGTTTAACAACGCAATCTTAAAATAATAAAATGGCAATAACACCAAGCATAGCATTTATTCCAAGCGGATATAAAGATGGTTTAATTTATAGCAAACTACCTATAAACGGTCAGGCTGACTTAAACTTCTCAAGAAGTAGCTCTGCTCGTAGGTTTACTAAAGAAGGTCTATTAGAGGAGGTTTCAGGAAATACGCCTCGTTTAAATTGGGAACAGTCTAACAATCCGTATTTACTTATAGAAGACGCTTCAACAAATATTGTAAAATACTCAGAAGACTTTGCTCGGTATGATTGGAATAAATCAAATATAGATGTTACGAGTAATGAGGCTATAGCTCCTGACGGCTCTAAAAGTGCTGATAAAATTAAAAGAACATCTGCAAGTGCCTCATATATTAATGACGCATTTAACAAGTCAAGTTCGTCTGTAGTAAATATGTCGGGAAGTTTTTTTGTTAAAAAAGGGTTAGGAGATTATGGAGCAATAAGGATTACGGGTTCGTTTCCTGCTCGTGTTGATTTACAATTCAGATACTCAACTTCGGAAGTTTTTTTAGTAACCTCAACTACATTTACAGTAACTAACTACTCAATAAAGGAGGTTAAAAATGGTTTTTTTAGAGTTTCAATATCTTGTGAAACCGATAACAACTCAACTGCAACTTTAGCCTTTTCACCAAGAGATTCAGAAGGTAAAATAGACTCCTCAGACATAAATTCAAACGCTTATGCTTATTTATGGGGTGCACAATTAGAAGAAAATAATTACAGTTCTTCGTATATTCCAAATTTCGGAACAAGCTCAGGAGTAACAAGATTAAAGGAATCATTCTCAAAGTCAGGATTAAGCGAATATCTTGATGGCAGAGAAGGTGTTATTTTTGCTGATATAGCTTTTAACTCAAGTAAGTCAAAAAACATTGTTAATTCTATATCTATACAAGACAGCTTAGGAAACAGCAACAACTTAATAGGGTTATTTCAAAATCAAACTAAAGACTCAATAAGCGTTTACATTAGACAGTCAAACTCTACGTTAGTGAATGTTTCCTACGACTTAGTAGATGCAACAGAATTTAACAAAGTAGCATTATGGTATAAAAGTGGCTCTACAAAACTATTTATAAATGGAAGTATAGCACCTACATCAAGTGTAGGCGGAAGCACAGAGATTACAGCTATTTTTAATGATTTTTCATTATCAGTAATTAAAAACTTTTTTAACAACGATAGTAATTTTAAGTTAAGAGATTTAAGGTTTTATAAGTCAGGAGAAATAACAGAAGAATTTTTAAATAAATTAACAAGATAATTATGAATATAGGAAAATACGAGTTTAATTCAGCAGAACAGTTTAATTCAAAAATGGATGCCTTACACGACATTGACCAAGAAGGAAACGAGATACCTAAAATAAAGTTTGCATTCGTGCCTTTAGGTTATATCGTTTTAGAAAAGGCAATATATAACGAGCAAGGAGAGGAGGTAAAAGAAGCCGTCTACTCGGAAGGGTATCACGTTGATATGGCTTGGTTCTTGGAAGACACTTTCGATGAAGAGGGTAACTTAGAAAAGAAAGACCATCCTTACGGTTGGAAAAGCTATAGCGTAGAATTAGATAACGAAGGAATCCACTCATTCTTAGGAGCGAGTTACTTAACACATAAATTTTAATGAAACTAATTGACTTGAAAATATACGGATTAAATGGGTTTGCCTTTGCAGTTAACTATACTCAAATTGAGCTTGGTTTAAAAATATTACTAACCTTAGTGGTGATTGGATACACCGCACAAAAGTGGTATTTAATGAATAAAAATAAAGAAAAAGATGAGTAAATACTTTAAAAATATAGAAGAGAATATGGATGTTTGCTTCTTGGAAAAGTTAGATGCTGCAAGAGAATATGCAGGTATCCCTTTTAATATAAATTCAGCGTACAGAAGTCCTGAGCATCCTGAATCAATAAAGAACCCTACTTCAAGCCATATCAAAGGCTTAGCAGTGGATATAGCTATAAGAAGTAGTAGAGAAAGGTTCTTGGTCTTAGAGGCTCTAATACACGTTGGCTTTACGAGATTGGGGATTGCAGAAACTTTTATTCACGCAGATTTTGACTTGGATAAATCACAAAATGTTAGTTGGACTTATTAAATATAAATTATGAAAGAGGGAGATAAAAAGACTTTTTTTGGCAAACTATTTGCAGGAATTGTAAAAACAGGTAAAAAAGTAGGTTTACCATTAGTGGATGCTATAACAGGAGGAAAGGTGTCTGACATATTAAATGCTATAACAGGTGACAAGGAGCTTACAGAAGATGATAAAGAGATGTTGATTGCAGAGCTTCAGAAAGACGTTGAGCACGAAAGAGAGCTTACTAAGAGATGGGAGTCAGACAATAAATCTCAAGATTGGCTACCAAGAAATATTAGACCGTTGGTAGTTGCTAATTTTACATTGCTTATAGATATTGTTATTGTTTGTGCAATGTGGGGTAAACCTCTTGGTGAAGCGTACTTACCAATACTTATGACAATGGGTGTAACAGCTATTGGGGGTTACTTTACTTTGCGTGAATATGGAAAAAATAAAAAGTAATTGAATACGCTTAAAAATAAATACTCTGTAGAATATACGGACACATACACAGAAGAGATGGATAGCGAAGGCTTGTCTGTCTACAAGTGGTCAATGTTCGATTCCCCTTGTACATTAGGTTCAGGTAAGAGATTTATGGAATCAGAGCCTATATTTATATTAGACGCTATTTGCAAGACCGAGAGAATATTTGGTTTCATTTTAAAGGGTTATGTGTCTAAGCCTTTGGCAGATAAAACTAAGTTACCAACAAATAGCGGACATCGTGTTGGTAAGTCTATTAAATTTAAGTGCTGTGATAAAGGAATAAGGCTTAAATTTGTAAGGGGGTTAGTTCAGTATGGTGTTACAAGAATACACATCGCAGATGACTTCATATACTTTGATACAGACTCTTATTTAAAGAAATCAGAGATAGTAATATATTAATTGTTTTTTGTTTATTTTGTTTTTTGTTTAGAGAGGTTACTTAATTGTAGCCTCTTTTTTTGTTTATTATTTTGGTGGTTTAATAAATAGATGTATATTGCGGTATCTTAAAACAAGAACAGATGAAAATAACAGACGAACAATTAGAAAGATTATTAGACGAAAACTTTACAGAATACAACTACGACTACTCAACATTAGGAAGAGTACTTAACGAGGTTGTTGTGTATATTCAAAAAACAGAATCATTAGTAGACATAAGCTACTTCAGAAGCGGAACTATTGAGATTAATGTAATGTTAGGTGATGTGAAAGCAGAACTTACAGAGAGTCAAAAAACGTTTATTACAGACATATTTGAATCTTTATTTGATAGTAAAGAGAGTGATGAAGCAGGGGAACACTACAGAGCTGAACGTGAGCAAGATGGAGATATTGATTACGACCAATTTTATTTTATACAGTAATTTGCGTGTTAAATATATTATCACTATATTGCAGAACAATTAAAAACAAAAATATGAACGAGCTTGTAGAATTTCAAAGACAAAGAATAATAGCCTTGCTAAACAAGGTAGACGAATTAAAGTCTGAGTTAGACGAATCAAAAGAAGAATATAATAAATTATTAACATTTAAAGCAAATTAACAATGACAATTTTAGAAAAATTACAATTCATTCAGTCAGAGCTAAAAGCTCCAAAAGGACAAAGAAACTCCTTTGGTAAGTACAATTACCGTTCAGCAGAAGACATTTTAGAGGCAATCAAGCCTCTTCAAAAGAAGTACAACGTTATGTTTAAAATAACGGATGAACTAAGGATAGTGGGAGAGAGTGTATATGTTCATTCTGAGGCTAAAGTTGTTGATTTAGAAACAACAGACAGAGAAAGCTCTGTTGCGTCTACGGCACAAGCTATTGTAGATTTTACAGCAAAGGGTATGCAAATGCCACAAAGAACAGGTGCTGCTTCATCGTATGCCAAGAAATATGCGTTAGGTAATTTATTACTTATTGATGACACGAAGGATAGTGATGCAAGTAATACTCACGACAAGCAATTGCCACTACTAAATCTATCTGACAAGTCTTACCTTAGAGCTAAGCAATATGTAATAGAAAACCCTACCAAGTTAGATTACGTTGTAAATAGTTTAGAAAAGAAGTTCACAGTACCAAGTAGTATAGTAGCATTATTAAAAACTAAATAAATAGAAATTATGAGTGAATTAGCATTAAGTGGTAAGATTAAGCAATTTTTAGACGTTGAAAGCGGAGTTGCAAAAGCAAGTGGTAAGGAATGGAAGAAGCAAAACTTCCTAATATCCAATAACGATGGATATGAAGGTAAGGAGCAAGTATTTTGCTTTGAAGTTTTTGGTGAGGAAAAAGTAACCAACCTTACAAAGTTCCAAAAAGTAGGTGATGAAGTTAGTGTTCAATTTAATATTGGATGCAACGAATGGAAAGGAAAGTACTTTACGAGTTTGTCTGCTTGGAAGATTGAGAAGAAATCATCTGAAGAGGTGTCAAATCAAGCTCCTGAGCAATCTTTAGTCGAAGATGAAGATGGACTACCCTTTTAGTAATTAAAGGTCTTAAAAGGGAGATATTAACTTATCTCCCTTTTTTTGGCTTTATTCTTAAATAACCTCAGATGTTAAATATATTTATTATACATTTGCTAAACAAACAAAAACAGAATTATGAAATTAACCAAAAGAAAAGGCTTTAACTTTTTCA